TCTTTCAGCAGGACTTGTTGAACTTATACCGACATTCCCACCTCTTAATATGGTCATCCTTTGAGTAAGGCCACCAGCAACAGTGGGACGAGTATAGAAACCTAAAGCATAACCATTGTCTTGAACATCTTCATTATAAGCAGCTATTTGAGCATTATCTTGAAGGACATTTCCAGCAGTTCTTCCTTTGAAAATAATAGATGATCCAAAATTAGTAGTAATAGCAGAAGGGTAATCAGAAGTAATTGTTAACATCGGCTGCAAAGTGCCAGAAGTAGCAGGAACTTTATATAATTCTAATATTGAATTAGCGGTTACTGTTCCTATACCGACATTGCCTTCATTAGTTATACGAGCAACTTCAACAGGAGCTGTCGCATGAGTTAAAAATCTAATGCCATCACGGGATTGAGAAGCTATTTCTAATCCTAAGTAAGCAGTAGCACTTGTTCTAGCAAGACGTAAATAAGCAGTAGCATTAGCAGTGCTATTATTTAATTGCAAGTTGTAGCCGCAATAACCAACATTTGAAGTCGCATTTCCAAAAACATTGTATCCAAAAGTAGTTGGATTAGTACTAATTGTTCCTATGTTTAAATCTAGCTTATGATTTGCAGTAATAGTCCCTATGCCGACATTACCACCATTTGGATTTAATAATAATGGATAGTAAGCATCTAAACTAGTTTCATCTGTAGATTGTATCCATGCGCCTGAGCCCCCTGCTCTAATACCAAAATCTAGAACTGCATTGTCTGTAGTATTACTAATTCTAAATATACCACTTTGGGTCGTACCATTTAAAGCAGGATTTCCGACAACTCCATCAACTTGTAATTTTTGAGTTGGAGAAATTCCAAGACCTAAAGAATTAGTTACAATTAATGAACCATCTGTTTTAATTACATCTTCTGCCGAACGATAAAGATTAGCTTGGGCATCATTTCCAAAACATATTCCACTATCTGGGAGAGTTGAATTTGTTGGCCCAACAGAAAGCAGACAATTTGGAGTGTTATTGGTACTCCCAATATGCAAACGCCCTTCTTTATTAAGGACCATTGCGACTCTACCACTTGAATAAAACCAAGTTTGCTGTACAGAAGCTCCTTGATTAAACAATACTAAACTTGGACTAACGCCTCCTGCCGTTGTTGCATAAGGTCCAATATAAGCAACATTTGTTGGAAGTACAATTCCAAGCATTGGAACTGCTAATCCTGTAGAAGTAGTAAAAGATATGCCTCCGCCAGAAATATGAACTTTATTAGAAGGATTAGTTATACCAATTCCGACATTACCATTACCTAACATTACAAAATCATTTCCAAAATTGGATTTGTAAGCTAATATAGCCAAGTTATTTCCAGTACCTGTGGCATCTGCATCTACCCAATCCCAACCATCAGCATAATCATCATTATAACTACTACTATACATGCTTTCCACATATAGCTTAGGCCAATATCCGGGGCCTACTAATACGATACAAACTTTAGGCGTACCTGAAGAATCCCAGTCTTCAGCAGACAACTTGACTATTGGAGCAAAACTACCTGCTGAACTAATTGCTGGACTATAAAATGTACTATTATAATAATGCCAACATACCATCAAACTAGCAGCTTCTGCACTATTATATCTGAAACCTTTAATATTAATAGTGAAATCAGCGGCAGGTGAAGCAAAAGGAATTTTTGTTCTTATCTTTATGAAACTTGGAGTAGCTCCACTATTTATATCTAAACCAATTAACGTAAGTTTGCTGTCATCTCCAAAACTCGCCTCTCCATTAACAGCTAATTTTACTGAAGGACTTGTCGTTCCTACACCTACACTACTTTGAAAATAAGTTGGCGTAGTTGAATAACCTGCTATTCTAGAAACAGCTTGATCTGATCCATTTCTAACTTCTAAATAACCATCGGCACCAGATTCATAAGCATATATTAATTTAGCAGTACTAGCATATCTTTCTATAATGAAAGTATTTGCACTAATAGTATTTGGCTTTATATGTAAAGAAGCTGCTGGAGATATTGTACCTACGCCAACATTTCCAGCACTATTAATACGCATGTATTCTACGCCGGTCGCAGAAGATGTTTTATCTCTGCCAAATGTTAATGCGTTTACTCCAGAAGGTTGACCAATAAACCAATCAGCTATTCCATACTGAGTCCAAATAGTAAAAGCTCCGTTTGCTCCTGCTGCTCCAGCATTAAAATTATAGAACTGCGCTAAAACTCCATTAGTAGGATTGTTGGCTTGGAGTTGTAATCTATAGATTGGATTTATTGCGCCTATGCCTACATCGCCGCTTAAATTGATACGCATTCTTTCATTCGTATCTTCAGAGATGTCAGTATTTAAAGCAGAAATTATGTTAGTATGAAAAGTAACGCCCTTATTATAAATTAACTTTATAAAATTACCCTGATCATTTGCACTTGCAAAACGACGAACTTGAGAATTTGCTGTAGGAGACGCTTTTACATTATTACCTATGATTGAGGCTGCACTGTTTAATACTTCGCCATAAGCTGCATAACCAAAGACAATATTTTTACCTGCTCCGCCGAAATCTAGAAAATCAGTAGGTGCATTTGAACTAATTCCAACGAGGCCATTATTTGTTATTCTAACTTTTTCGCTTCCAGTACCTCCATTAGAAGTTCTAAAAGCCATATAAGTATTACCAGCATCGCTTCTTGCAGAAAGAGTAAATATTCCACCAACTGTATCATAATTTAAGAACCCTGCGTTATCAGTAGGATCAGAGTATGTCCCTGCTGATTTTATTTTTAATGTTCCGCTTACATCAAGTTTTTGAGTTGGACTTTCACTACCTATTCCAACGTTTCCAGCGGTCGTGATGCGCATTCTCTCTGCGCCAGCTCCTCTTGCTCTAAAAATATGAGTAGTATTGTCATAATAATTAGTAGGATCGCTGCTATCTCCTAAATAGATTGATGGAAGTTCTGGATTCCATACTCTATTATAAACCGCAAACCTATCAGCAAATGAATAACCACTTAAAGCAATAGTACCATTGACATCTAATCTTGAAACAGGACTTGCAGATCCAATACCTACATTACCTTGTTGAGTAACAACAAATTGTCTTGTAGTTTGACCGCTAACATTCCAAACAGCAAAAGTATTATTTGCATCTGCTCCGATTGCGCCTAGTCCTGAGACTGCACCAATTCTTCCTAAAACTAATTGAATTGAAAAATTATTGGCTTTAATTTCTGCACCATAATTAAGTCTTTTATTGGCGATTGGAACTCCAACTCCCAATTGACCAGATACATAAAGATCTGTTCCTATATTTATACTTCCACTTGTTGATAAAGTTGAGGTTACATTAACGCTACCATTTATTCTTGAATCACCAAATACTTCAAAAGTATCAGTAGACTGAGAATGAGTACCGAACCTTACTAGATTTATGTATTGATGAGCGACACTTCCTGCTTGCTGCAAATATAAAGGTATATTCGCAGAACGATCTACTTTTATAAATCTATGCCTATACAAACCATTTGTATAAGTATCATGATCCATTACTAAACCAAAAACTCCAGAGGCATTTGGAAATAAATTAGTATCAGGGACTGTATCTTGATTAGTGAATCCCATGTTTTTCAAGTGTAGTTGACCTGATGGATTGGTTATACCTATTCCAACTGAGCCACCATTTGGATTTAATAAAAGTGGATAAGTTGCAGATAAACTAGTTTCATCTGTAGACTGTATCCATGCGCCTAAACCTCCTGCTCTAATACCGAAATCTAAAACTGCATTATCTGTTGCGTTACTAATCCTAAATATGCCACTTTGAGTTGTACCATTTAAAGCAGGATTTCCTACTTCTCCATCAACTTGAAGTTTTTGAACCGGATTAATTCCAATACCTAAACTGCCATCTGTTTTTAAAGCTCCTAAGGCTGATCTATATAAGTTTGCAGAAGAGTCATTGCCAAAACTCATTCCACTTACGGCAGCAACAGAAGAAGTTGGACCGACATTCAATAAAGCTGGAGGAGTATTGCCAGCATTTCCTGCTATATTTAAACGACCCTCTTTATTGAGGACCATCGCAATTCTGCCGCTAGAATAAAAATAAGTCTGTTGAACAGATGACCCTTGATTAAATACAACTAAAGTTGGAGCATTACCATCTGTAGAAGTAGAGTAAGGTCCAATGTAGGCTACATTTACAGCAGTAAGACCAATCATTGGTACTGCTAATCCCGTAGATGTAGTAAAAGAAATACCACCACCAGATATATGAAGTTTATTAGAAGGATCAGTTATTCCTATACCAACATAACCATTATCTCTTAAAATGTTTATGGATCTTTTTTCTACGCTATTCTCATACGTTCCAAGAGAAACAGTATTTGCACTAGCATCATAACCAATGTAACCACCATAAGTTGTAGTGCCATATGTTGGTCTTTCTTCTGAGAAAACTATTCTTTTGAAAAAAGTATCATTAACATCTAACACCATCCAAGGGTCATTATTGCTTGCGTTACCACCAATATGAATAGGAGCAACGGCATTAACTGTACCAACTCCAACATTCCCTCCAGAAGTAATACTCATTACAGTATTTCTTCCAGCACCACCGACAGAAGACTCTGTGCTAAAATATAAACTTTGACCGCTGGCCCAATCGAAATAATTTATTCCACCAAGTCTAAATAAAGAAATTCTAGCATTATTTCCTTCACTAATTAATTCTCCACTTGCTCTAACTGTTCCTATTACATCTAAATTGTAACTAGGATTAACCGTGCCTACTCCTACATTTCCTCCACCGGGATTTAATAGTAATGGACCGGCAGTAGTATTTGAAATTACTCCTGTCGTATTTTCCTGAGCTATGTATAAATAATCGCTACCTACACCAACACCGTCAGCAGCATCTGGATCTAATATTAAATAAGACCTGCCTCCAGCGAGAGAATCTTTGCCTAATAAATATCCTCTAGTTCCATCATTACCTACAATATCTGCACTTAGATAAATATTTCCTACTACGTCTAATTTAGCAGATGGATTTGTTTTTCCTATTCCTACAAAATTATTTGCTACATTAAAATTAACTGGCGAGGATAATGCATAAATTCCTGTAGAAGCAAAACCAAAGTTTGCTACTTTTGTTTGATACATCCCCCAACCTTGAGAATAATCATTCTCTTGCCTTGTGGTTATGCAATCAACAGTAAATCTATAATAGTAATGAACGTCTCCTGTTTGTCCAAAGCAAACATTTATATAATTACTAGCATCTTTTGCAAGATATTTAGGAGAGCCGTCATTTCCTAAATCAATTAAAGAATAGCTAATAGGTGAGTGACTTGGACCGTAATCATAAAATACAACTTTAAAATCATAAAGTTTAGCATCACCGTAACCGTATCCTTTAACATGGACAATTGGCATTTCATAAGAGTTACCTATTTGGAAAGGCGTTCTAACGACATAAGCGCCGTCACTATAATTATCTGAATTGTAAGTGAGAATATTTTTGTACTCTTGAATTGCGGTAGTTCCACTTGCTCTTTGAGAAAATGAACCAGATATTCTTAATTTAGTATTTGGGCTTGCAGTTCCAATTCCAACATTGCCACCGCCTAGATTAAATAGGACATTACTATTTTCTCCGTCGAATCTTACTCTTGGAGCAGAATCAATTTCAGAAGATCTTTGGATTTGTAAATTATTATTACCATTATCAACATAGAAATACCAATCAGTTGAACCGGCTGTATTAAAAGCCATTCCATTTTCAGAGGAAGTAGAACTTCTATTTAATACTAAAGAAGTACTACCCCCGCCTTGACCATCAATCGTGAAATTACCATCTGTTTTTATTCTTGAGCTAGATATCCTATATAAATTAGCTTGAGAATCTGCTCCAAAAGTTATACCGCTTGTAGCAGAAGTAGAACCCGCACCTCCAACTGATAAAAGAGTAGCTGGAGCTGCATTTCCTATTCCAACTCTGCCATTTTGCTGAAACCTAACTGTTTCAGTTCCACCGGGAGCAAAGATAAATTTGTTTGCTGTACCCTGACTATAATTTGATACAAATGTTAAAGTATTATCTCCAGCAGAGCTATGATATATTTGAGAATTTTGATTGGCGACAGCATTTCCTAACTGTATGCCGCCATTATAAGCAGGATTTCCAGCGAACGATTGAAATATTGCAGTTATAACTGCATCATCTGCTCCTTTAACTTCTAGTTTAGCAGCAGGGCTTGTTGTTCCTATCCCAATGCCTGTTCCTAAATCATAAATACTTCCAGTAAGTAATTCTTTTGTATTACTCCAGCGAGCAACATAATTTGCTACTCCAGATCCAGAAACAAAATTTCCATTAACATACCCACTAAGAGAATCGATCCTATTATTTAATAAAGTTCCAGTAGCCGCAATTTGCCCACTTAATAAAGAAAGATCAGCATTGTTTGAATCCGCTTGCCACATTACGCCAGAAGACGTAGATGTCAGCACATAACCATTTGCGCCTATGTTATTGCTAACATCAAATACAAATCCAGAAATTGCAATTCCCGTCGTGAGAATTTCATCTATAGCGAATTGAGCCATTTGAAAACCTTAAACCTTATTATTAATTACACAAAAAAATCTTTAGCCCCCTAAAAATCGAGAGCTAAAGATTGCGTTTCTAATATTTTATCTGATATTTCAGACCTGCATCTTTGGGAATGGAGGAATCTCAGGAGCTTGAGTATTATTGAGTACACCCTGAAGAGCCGCAGTACACTTATCAAGGTACACATGCTCATCATAACTCAATCGGCTCTGACGAGCTAGACCTACAAAAGTGTTTAGCGCAATTTGCGGCGTAGGATCTGGCAAGTCCTTGACGGATGGAGGCTGCTGTGGTGGCTGTTGATTAGTCTGTTCCATATGATTATATATTATCTTCCTTCGGCTAAAATTCTTTTGGCTGCATCAGAAATGTCGTTGTCCAAAACTTTCTTTGTACCGGATACTTTTAAATAAGAATTATTATGGCGTCGAAATTCATTCAAAAGTCTTTCTCTCAGCATTTTCATATTATCAACTGGGAGAAGATTCATTTTGACTGCATGACTTTGAAGATCGCTCTTAGTCATAGCATTTAGTTGACTCCAATATTCATCCTCGTTAAAAGTACCGTACTTGTCTGAACCAGCATCACCAAGAATCTGGTCAAGAGTTTGGTATTGCTTTTCTTCAACTTGAGCATGAGTTTGACTCATGTCTTCTAATGCTTGCTTCTTCTTTTTAGCCATACCTTATAATACTATATATAAATAAAAATGTAAAATAAAAAACCCCAGAGGGGTTACCTCTGGGGTTAAAACTGCGATAGTTTTTTAGTTGGTGATTACACCACCGATAGCGCGAGCGTCGATACAAATACGACCCTCTTCCAAGAAGCCGTAGAAGCCAGTCTTCTCGGCGCGAGAAACGAATTGATCATCAGGTAGAACGCTGAGTTGTCCACCGCTCTCAGCGTTTGTAGCGACTGGGCGGATAAATGCATCACGGCTCAAGTCAAGACCAATTGAGAGGTCATGGCGAAGGTAATGGCGTTAGCACCATTGATGTCAGGATATGTAGTTACGTCGAAAGAGTCAAACAAGGTGTTATACTTTTGACTCTTACCGAGTTCAACGAGTTCGATAATATTAATACCGAACAAGCTCTCCATTCCGCCGCCTCTATAGATCTCAGTACGAACATCTTCAGACAATTGGGTTTGATAAGTTGTAGAAGAACCTGTCGCAAAGAGAGGATTGAATGAGAAAGAACGAATCTTAGCCTTAATTTCTGGGCTAATAAAGAGATCGGTCAATCCGCGAGCAGAAGCATCAGAAGGAGTACCACCAGCGAATGAAACGTTAATTCTCTTAAAGCGGAGAATTAGATCGTTCAAGCATCCCATATCGAAAGCTCTTGCACCACCAGTTGGGGCGATAAGATGCTTAAGGGCACCTGAAGCGGAGTAAGAAACTGAACGGCCATCCTTGGTAGCAGCAGCACCAAGAGCCTTTAGAATAACAGCCCAAGCATTGCGCTCTTGCTTAACAAGAACCTCTTGAGCCATACGATCCAAAGCTCCGCTAACTACGTCGAGACGAGCCTTACGGGCGTACTTCTTATTGAAGGAAACGGCAGAGTCAAGACGATAGGTAGCGATCTTCAACTCTTGAACTGGTTGATCCATGTAGTTGGAGGGCAAGCCACCAGCGACATTTTGAGCCCAGACGGAAACTAGACCAGCAGCCTCGTTGTAATAGAGGTCAAGAGGATAAGAAGGACTATCGTCTTCGTTATACTCCATGTCTCTATAAATCATGCTGGCAGTACCAGCTTGAGCGAGAACCTTTTGAATTACTGGTCCGACGAAAGCGGCCAAAGCTTCCATAGCCTCGGCAGACTCAACGACATTGCGAGAACCAACCTTTTTGATTAGCTCTACTTGTTCTGGCGTATTTTTTAATTTAAGTCTCATATTAGTATATTAATTAGTTAGTTAAGTTATTGGTTATTATAGGTCGAGGTTTAGTAATGCATAACCATCATCATCAGCAGAACCTAGATAAGTTCCAACTTTAACGTAAGAACCGTGGATAGCAGCATTTGACTCCAACTCTCCGAGGGTATTAATATAAGCAGCGTTACCGGCAGAAGCACCAGTAGCGTAAGCCAATACAATACCACGCTTGAGAATAGGAACAGTTTGTCCAGAGACAACTGCACTCAATTCAGCAGCCTTACGAGGATTGAAGATTAGCTTCTCGCCGTTTTCGTCTGTTTCACGAACGTCATTAAGAAGCATTCCAACGACCTTGTTAGCATCGCCAGTACCAGCGGTAGTGACGCGAGCAGTGGTTGAATAACGATCAGAAACTACGTTAGAGTAAGAAGCTCCAACAGCAGTAGCTGAAGTAATGTTTAGAGCGTCATCGGTATTTTTCCAACCGGCTCCAAGAACTTTAACGAAAGTTCCCTTGTTTACAGTTTCGAGATCAAAAGCGAACATGTTAATAACTTCATGCTCACCATAACCGCGAAATGGTTTAATTAATCTTTTAGTAGATGAATATGCCATAGTAT